TTAAGGCTGGAACATCCATTATCACTATTATTGGATGTTTCAAAAATGGCAAGAAGTACATTTTATTATCATATTAAAAAATCGCGAGATAAAGATAAGTATTGGAAAATCCCATTAAACCTGTCCCCTTTACACCTAGTTAAATTGATCAGTAATTCCTAAGGAAACTGACCCCTAACTCCTAGTGAAGTTGCTCCCCTAAAAAAGGGTTAAGGTATTGATTGCAAAATGCGAGATAATGTTATTCTTTAAACAAAAATTAAGATTTAAAGGATATTCGTTATGGCTAATAAAACAATCAGTATGCAAAAAATACGTCAAGTACTACGTCTTCGTAGCCAAGGTAAAGGCCTGAAGGCTATCAGTGGTTTGGTGGGTATTGCCCGTAATACGGTAAAAAAGTATTTATCCCGTTTATCAGAATCGGGATTGGATTTAGAAGCAGCTTTATCCTTGAGTGATCTGGATTTACAGTCTCTTCTTCAAGAGCAGTCCATTGTCCCGCTAAGTAGCAAACGGGAGATTTTAGAGAGTCTGCTTCCTGTTTATTGTAAACGACTCAAACGTAAGGGAGTTACAAAGGAGATGCTTCATCAGGAGTATAAATCCAAGTATCCGGATGGCTACTCTCGTTCGGGTTTCTGTCGTCACATTCAACTTTATGAAAAGATTCATAAGAGTGTTATGCACTTGGAGCATAAGGCAGGAGACAAGCTATACATTGATTTTGCAGGTAAAAAACTATCCATCGTAGATATTGCTACCGGCGAGGTTATCCCTGTGGAAGTTTTTGTAGCCATCCTTCCTTGCAGTCAGTTGACCTATGTAGAGGCTGTAGCTAGTCAACGTAAGGAAGATCTTATCTTAGCCTGCGAACACACACTTCAATATCTGGAAGGAGTTCCCCAGGTGATAGTCCCCGATAATCTGCGTTCAGCCGTCACCAAGAGTAGTAAATACGAGGCAGTCATCAATGAAGATTTTGCTTCGTTTGCTGACCATTATGCCTGCACGGTTATCCCAGCCCGTGCTTACAAACCTCGGGATAAAGCATTAGTCGAAGGTGCAGTCAAGTTAATCTACCGCAGTATTTATCTTCGCTTAGAGACAAGGACCTTTCATGATTTGAAGTCTTTAAATGCCGCTATCCGGGTAGCCTTGGAGGTCCATAATAACACACCGTTTTCAGGTCGTAGCTATAGCCGCAGAGATCAGTTTGAAGAGATCGAGCGAATGACCTTAAGACAGCTTAATCCCATCCGCTATGAGTTGAAAGCACAAGCTATTGTAACGGTAATGAAGAATGGTCATATCCGTTTAAGCGAGGATGCTCATTACTATAGCGTCCCCTGTAAATATATAGGAAAGAAGGTTAAGGTGCTTTACACATCCTCTTTAGTTGAGATTTATTACCGTTATGAAAAATTAGCCGAGCATACCCGTTCTTATGCCCGTTTTAAATATACAACCGATAAAGATCATTTAGCATCTCATCACAGAGAGTATGCAGATTGGAGTGAAGAAAAGTTCATAACAGAGGCTAATACCATCCACTCAGATGTAGGCATCTATATCACTAAAGTCATGGAATCTAAAGCACATCCCGAGCAAGCTTACAAATCAGCCCGGGGTATCCTTAGTTTTGCCCGTAGAGTTGGAGAAAGGCGGTTGATTAATGCTTGCCGGTGGGCGGATAGTTATGGGCTTTACAGCTACCCGGCAATAGAGAATATCTTATCCAGTGGTCAGGATCAAATACCACTGGAGAATGAAACAGATGCAGATAATACAATGCCTGTCCATAAGAATATCAGAGGTAAAGACTATTATAATTAATGTATGGGCATAAAGTAAAAAGATAATAGTTATTTTGTATAAGATAATAAGAAGCACAAAGAATATATCTATAACAAATACAGTCAGTTATCTTAGTATATGGTATGAGTAATGCTTATTTATTAGCTCCTGTAAAAAGTTAGATTTTACTTGGATTTAGTTGCATTTAGGTTGCATAATTGGATTGATTAACGACTTTTTCTGGTATAAATGTTCAATTTAAATGGCTAAACAGCAATAAAATACACTGAATATGGAGAAAAAGAGAATAGTTGCAGCTTATTTGCCTGCTTCTATTCTCTTCTTGTATCATTTACTTTTAGTAATTATGTACGGGGGTTCATTAAAATGGAAAAAGGGGGTACATTTTAGTTATTCAATCTAATTGACTTTGTTGTTTGATTCTATATTTTTCAAGATAATCAAATATGTTGTCCAAAGCATGCAGATACATTTCTGAATCATGCTTATTTTTATCAAGCAGTTTTTTATATAGCTCCTTTAGTTCTCCATTATACCAATTTATCATTTTACCGATTACTTTTCCATTGTCATCTTTTGGCATCAGTTGAAAAAACAATTCAAAAGCTTTATATGAATCTCTATAGTCTGAAAAATCTTTATCAAATAATAGGTAAATATCAGTATTTAACTTTTCAGAAAAGAAATCAACAAGAAAAGCAGGGTTAACATCCTCTTTTATAATCTCATATAAGAAAATATACTTTTCATTATCAATAGTAAAGAGTGTTTCATTATTAAACATTCTTTTGACTTCATAACCATCAATATCTAACATAAAAAAATCAGCTACATTCTTGATGGGGTATATATCTTGGTCTTGACTTTTTATATTATAGAAATAATCTAAAGAATCGGTAACATTCTTTATTTCATTTTTTAAGTAATAGGATGAATTACTATTACAAATCTTTTTTTCATTGTAGAAAGTTCCTTTGTCAAGATATTTTGAGAACTCTTTTTTAGTTAACAGCCTATTGGTGAAGCTCCTTAACTTTGTTGTTTTCCTATTGACTGTGATTTGTATATATACTGGATAATCGATATCTTCTTCATTTACAATAAAACCATCTTCACCTATAGAATAAGAACGTATTTGTTCTTCTTTTCTATCGGTATTTAGATAGTGTTTTACTGTTATTTTACCCATATATTAACTATTTCAATAGGGCTACAAATATAGCTCTTTTTTCACTTTTTAAATAAGAATCAGAAAAAAAGAAATAAAATGTTTGCATCAATTCAAACATTTGCGTATGTTTGCATCAGTGAAAACATTTTAATTGATTCGCTATGCTTAAAAATGAATATAAAAAACTCATACCATACGGCTATAAATCGGTAGTAGCAGAGCGTGCAGGTGTTTCAAGACAATCTGTAACAGCTTTTTTGAATGGTAAGACGTGCAGTAAGAAGATTGAGGATGCAGTCCTTGATGTTTTAGCTGAATTAAAAACCGAAAGAGAAAACAAATTAAGAAAAGCAGGTCTATTATTATAAATATGACTATTCACATAGATACAAAGCATCAAGTCTTTTGGCTTAGTTATGAGTATTTTCAGAAATACAATATTTCCGAAAATACTATAAGTCAATGGTCAAAGCGTAAAGTCTGTAAATACAAATACATAGACGGACGTGCTTTTATCAATTACGATACTATCCCTGAACCGACACGCAAAAAGCTTCCATCGAAGGAAGAAATGAAGGAGTACAGAAACAGGGAACGTAAATCACTTGGAGAAAACTTCTTTTACAAGCAACTAAAAGAAGCATATAGCAGCAAAAATATGATAAAGTGGCAAAGGACTATCAGGGAAACATACTCTAAATTTCCACTTGACAAAGCCACAACATACGCACGCCGTGCATCGGTATTTGAAAAAGCGGTTGAACTTCACAATGATTACAAATTTTCAGGTGAATTTTCAGCCCTATATTATGCTTTTAACCGTGTTCTTGAGAACACATATACACATAAACCCCGCTTTCTGATGGCACTGAAAAGAGCCAAAGAAGAGGGTATATTGAGCGTTTCTGTAGATGCTCGTGCATTGAGAGAATATGAACCTGTATTCGGTGACGAACATAAAGCTTTAGCCGAATCAGTTATAGGACACGCCAAAGGTTATATAATGGAAGTATGCTATGAACGCTTTACAGAAGCGTGCTTTGCTCTGAAATGGGATACTCCGAGTCCGAGTTGGTTTGAAAAATACTACTACAAAAACAAGAACAGGATAGAACGCAGCCGTTATGGTGAATCTGTTTATCAGCAGGAACATGGGAACTATGCAAAAATAATTCCTGCTTTGTATAGTGGCGACCAGTGGCAAATGGATGGATGGCGTGTGCCTGTCTACTGCAAAAAACTAAATAGCAAAGACGGTTTTGACTACTTTATCAGGTATGATTTATTTGTAGTTATGGATGCACACAGCCGAAAAATCATAGGCTTTGACATGGCTGAAAGCGAGAACACCGAAACGATACTAAAAGCCCTTGAAATGGCTGTAAAAGATACAGGTGTTTTGCCTTATGAAATTGTTGCTGATAACCATTCCTTTAACAGAACCAAAGAAGCCGAATACCTGAAAGCCGAAACAGACCGTTTGGGCTTGACATGGACTATTGACAGCAATCCGAGACGTAAAGCCATATTAGAGAGGGCTTTCAGGACATTAGGAGAGCATCATTTCAAAGACTATTACGGCTATATAGGTCAGGGAGTTAAGTCTAAAATCAAAAACGGACGCACACCTCAGGAGCTAATGGATAAATATACTACTCCTGATAAAATGCTAACCTATGAACAGGTATATGCTATTGTATGTGCTGTAATAAAAGACTATAACAACAAAGTGAAAAAGAGCCTGAAAGAAAGTCCTATAGAGCGTTATTCAAAAAGCGAGCAGCCAAACAGCATATCTGTAAGTATGTTCACCCGAATAGCCTTATTCAACAGGAAATCAGAATATAAGGTATCGCACGGACAAATCACTATCAAGAGAGGTCAATATACCTATGAATATCAGCTACCATCTGAATATTCAGTACAATACAATGGTAAACAGGTAGGTGTATGTTATAGTGATTTTTCAGAAATATATCTGTATGATTTAGAGACAAATGAGCCTATATGCAGCGTGTGCCAAAAGTCAGAAATTCATGGAGCTTTAGCAAATCAGACAGAAAAAGATATTGAATTTCTACATAAGAATGCAGGACGTATAGAAGGTAATAACAGCAAAATGAGAAAGAAAAAAGAATCTTTATTTGATGCTGCAAGCAATATAAGCCCTGATTATTACGAAGTTGCAAATAAGGTAACCGCCTCTAAAGATGTATTGGAGAAAGCCCGAACAGATTTAGATGTGAGAAATATGTTAGCTGAAAAGAATATCAATGCAGACACTATAAATCAACTTCCTGTAGTGGATGAAATGCTTGATAACAAGAAACCTAAAAAGAAAGAGAATAATCATCCTTTCTCCATAAAAGGCAATGAAACTGCAAAAATCAATATTGACTTATAAAATAATCGGTAAGAATCCGACCTCTTACCGATTACAAAAAGGATTATAAAATAGATTTAAAACCCTAAGGATTATGACAAAAGTAGCAAATAAAATTGTGTTGTACCAATCAAATGACTTTAGAAGTGTATTCAATCAATGTGAGATAACACGTACTCATAAACTTATGACAGGATTGATAGCTGATACAGGTATGGGAAAAACAACCTCTCTGAAAGCTTATTCACAAAATGAGAATGTGTTTATGATAACTGTAGATAAGACAGTGAATGCGAAAGGATTATTACTAAAAATCCTTGAAGCTTTAGGCGTTTCATATAACAGCAATGCACATGATGTGATGCAAAAAATAGCATCAGAGCTTAACAGTCTTGAAAATCCACTATTGATTATTGATGAAGCAGGAAAGCTCAATCATGTAATGATGCTTTATCTGCATGATTTGAGAGAATATACAAAAGATAATTGCGGAATCGTGCTTGCAGGTATGCCATACTTCAAAAACCGCCTTATTAAGTTCTCAGACAAGCAAAAAGAAGGCTGTTCCGAGTTCCTGAGACGTATCAATATATGGCATGAGCTTGAGGGCTTGAACCGCAAAGAAATTGACTATATATGCGAGCAGGAAGGCGTTGAAGCTGATAATTACAAAGAGTATCACGGTTTACGTTTTGGTGACCTAATGAACAAAATACTATTGGATAAAATAACAAACGATAAATTATAACATCATGGAAAACAAAGGAATACTATTCAGTACAGATTCAGATAGAAGTTATGCCACTGTAACGATGGAAGCTACATCAGAAGACATATTCGACACTATAAACGCTTTGTTAGATTATGTTGGTAGTGCTGATGAAGATTGCTTACCAAAAGGTTCTCGTTCTTCTGTATGCAACTTAATACAAGCTTTAATACCAAACAGAGCGCAAATGATGGCACTCGAAAAAATGCAGTTACAAAATTCAATAAAGCAAAAAGGTAATAATCCGACAAAGTAAAAAGATAATTTTCAGCCCGAAAACATACAGAACAAAAAGAGCGCAAACAAAAAAGTGAATATTTACACAAAATAAAAGGATAACAAATAACCCTAAATATTGCAGCAATGAAAACTAAAGAATATAAACCAATATCAGCAGCCCAAATAAAATTGGTGCATGTCCTGTTACAACAACAGGGCTTGATGGAACAGAAAAAGACGTTGATACATTCTATCAGCGATGGTAGGACACATAGCACAAAAGAACTGACAAGTATTGAGGCAAAAGCACTTATAGATTTGCTGCAAGAAGCAAATGAAGTGTCAGAAAAGAAAAAAGCTATTTTCCGTGCTGTGTATGGTCTTGCGTGGAAAATAGATATGATATATGGAGACACGGATGATGATTATAGAATGAATGTAGCAAAACTGAATGTCTTTTGCCGTGAACGTGGAACTGTGAAAAAGAACCTGACAGAACAGACTTTAGCTGAAATGAGAAAAACTCAGCGTCAATTTGAAGCGATGTACAGGAAGCATGATAAGAAGAGAAAGGAGGTTGTAAATGGTACGGTTTGAAGATAATAAGATACTGATTGAGGTAAAAATAAGCCCTTACCCGATAGATGACTGGCATGCCATCTGCCAAGATATAATAGAAGCGGTACAAAATCACAATCCTGAAAATAAAACAAGTAATAATTACTACTTTCTATTAGAATTACTCAGGCAAATGCAGGTAGAACCGAAACAAGTAAATAAATAGTAATAACCCTTCTCTTTTTCGGAGAAGGTTTTTGTCTTTATCTCCATATATCGCAGCATCGAGTTTAATCAGGTTTAAGCACACCTCTCGCACAATTTCTAATCAAAGTAATATCAATTATTATCCAAGACCGAAAAGAGTTCAAAAACGACTCAAAACAAGCCCAACTATTTGGGTATTAAAAACATGACATTTCTGCACGCTATTTTGACACTGTTTTCTCAGACAGGTAATTTTGTTCAAAACAATAATAAACTCTCAAAATAATTTTACCACATGGAAAAAATCATATTGTCTGTCAATGAAAGAAGTATAGAGATTGAAGTTGCTGCCTGCGAAAACGCCCAATACCTGATGCAACGTCTTTACGGAGCTTTGAAAAGTATCGGATTTGAGCCTGAAACGGTTGAAAAGCTTATATATATTCAAAAGCAGTCAGATATTGAAGATTATATAAAAAATCAAATCATTGCAAAGCGGGAATCTGAACAGCCTTTAGAAGTATTGGGTATGTCGGTGAGTAAAAGCAAATTGAAAGAACTTATTGAAGTTCCCAATATTGCCCAAATACAAGGAATCAAAAACGAATTTGACCTTGACACACAAAATGCTTTTAAATATCTGACTATGGCAGATGGCATAGTTTCTTTAAAAGAGAGCTATGAAGCCGATATAACTGAAAAATATACTACTTATGTAACTACTCCGAGACAAATTGAGATTACAAAGAAGCTGACAATTCTCCGAGACGCTATGAATGATTGGATGATGACAACAGGTGTAACAAGTAACAGTGCATTATCTGAAATCAAAGGACTAAAGGCAGGAATACCTCAAGGACGATACAGTATAGATATTGCATATATCCTGAATTGCTAATATTTTTTAATTCATTCACTGACAATAGATAACTATATATGACACACGAAAATACATTAAAGAAAGTTCAGATTGTAGCTGATATTGTTGCTCAACATTACGAAGCAGGCAGACAGGACAGATGCCTTGAATGGGTTTACAAGAATGTTGTAAATATTACCCATCCCATGAGTTTACGTACGTTCAGACGCTATATTGAAATAGCGGTTAATGAACTCGGATATAGCTTTATAGAAAAAGATGAAGATAGAGATTCTTTGTTTGAAGAATATGTGAAAATGAAACCTGAAAGTATTGAGGGTGTTCAGGAACTGGCAAAGGAAGTATCGAAAATCAAGACTGAGAACAGAAGCAAAAAGTCTGTCTATGAAGAATTGGTAGAACGCATAGGTATACAATATCCTTATCCTGCTTTTTGCAGGAAGCTACGCATAGCAGAACAGTGTATGGATTACAGATTTAACTTTTAATATATGAACAGAATAGAATTTAATCCGAATGATACCCGCAAAGTGCTTGTACACAAAAGCAAAGCATTGAGAGAGGTAAAAGAACCGAAAGAACAATCAAAAAGCAGCGACAATGGACAAAATAAACTTTCTGGCAAAAGATAATTTCCCTGTATCTACATACACATACGACCTGATGCAACAAATGATAAATTTAGTTGCTAACCTGACAGCATTGGGCGGTCAAACCTATATTCTTTCGGGTTGTGTCTCTGATGGGAATACAGTCAGCGATGGTATTGTCGTTATCAATGGAGAAATACTACCTTTTAAGGGTGGAGACAAGAAAATGAAAGTAGCTATCCAGAATGTCAATGAAACAGACCATTTTGCAGGGGTGGATTATCCAGAAGCATATACGCATCGCACGGCTGTTTTGTCTGATAATGGAGACTATAATTTTGCTGACTTTGTGCAAATCATATCTATTATTGATTTGCACAATAAAGTAAAAAATATATCGGGTGACATTGTGGGAACAGTGAAAGAATGGGCAGGAATAACGGCTAAAATTCCCAATAACTATATGTTGTGTGATGGCAGGG